CATAGCTACTTCAGCGGGGATGTTGAAGTGTCCAATCTCTTTCTCAACTGCTAATGCTTCGCTACCTTTCTTACCTACATAAGGAAGCAGAGCATACTCTACGTCTTGAGGTAACCCTAAAGCTTTAAACTCTTTTAGACCCATCTGCCCAATGTCAATACCACCACCAAAGGTAAGTCCAGACCTACCGATGACGATGCCATTCTTCTTTGGAAGATATGTTCTAGTTTTAAAACCTTCTTGCTCCAGTAAGAACTGAAGTACTGCATCATTTTTATCCATATTAACCTAGTCCGTATAACGAAAGATTGTTAATGCCGCCAGCGGATTCAAGACCAGCAATACCGCCGTCTACCCCACTGAGCATACTACCGCCCCCTCCGAACATACTCGCCAAAGAACCACCCCCTGTTAAGTAAGCACCTCCAAGAGTACTAGCAATACCCAGCAAATCACCAAATGGATCGCTAGAGGTTGACTCAGTAGTAGTCTGATTAGCTTCAGCCATTAACGGATTAGAACCTAAGAACTGATAGAACTGTTGGAGGTTTGTAAGTTCTGCATTACGTCCTGCATCAAACTGTTGAATCTCATCAATCAAAACATCCTGCGCTCTCTGACCACGCTGCTCTCCAATTCTACCCATAATGTTAGAGCCTCGCTCACCAGTCTGAAGCATCATAGGCATTAAACGCTGAGCCTGAAGACCTAGCTGCTGTTGATTCAGAGCTGCACGTGTTAGCGCCTGCTGCGTGTTACGACTAACTTCACCACCAAGTAAGCCGAGACCTTCCTGTCCCTCACTGCCGCCATACTGACCTGCTGCTGACGCTTGTTGCATCAGAGGCACAGCACCACGCTCTAATGATACGTTAGCTTGATCTAAGATACTTTCCATCTGACGCTGAAACAAAGGATTGTTCTCAAGGTCACCAGCATTCAAGTAGTTTTGAAAGTTAGCTTGTGAGCTGCTAATAAGATCAGATAGGCTACCACCTTGACCATACTGAGCAAGTAGGCTCTCTTGTGCCTGACGAAGTAAGGGGTCTTCTTCGGCAAGACGAGTACCTTGATAAATACCTTCTGTACCTTGGTTGAATAAGTTTGTAGCCCCTCCTAATCCAAGTAAACTACCTTCGCGTAGCTCGTCACTGAGTCTGCTTTCTGTTTCTGTAGTTGTATCCCCACCACCCATGTTATAACTCCTTAATCATTAATACTGTTTTACAAGAATAGTCAGGCAACAACTTAAGCCATCCCTTCCTACCTCGTATCTCTATACCTTCTAAACCTTTTGACTTAGCCCAGTCTTCAATGGTAGATATATTATGCACCCACTTTTGAATCTCTGTACCACCTAACAAATGTATAAGTAGTCGTTTAGTAGTGGGGTATGTAACTGGATTCGTTACAACAATACCAACTACCTCTTCTTCATTACATTTAACAAGCCACAACTGACTGTTACCTTTGAATATACTTTCCATCACACTTTCTTCTGTAACTTCTGTTGCCTTTAGCAATACCTTGTGTAGATACTTCTTTATAACCTGTCGATGTAATTCAATCTCGTCGAGACTTACTACTCGTTTTACATTATACGTCAATGGATTTACCTGTTACGTTTACATCTAATGTATCAAATGTTACATCAGTTGTGCCTGATGCTAGTGACATCTTAAGTGTGAGAACCTGACCTGCACTTACTGTACCATTAGAACTAAAGCTAATAGGTAAGTACTGCGATCCGCTAAAGTCTATAGTATGTTGTGTACCTGATATTAAAGTACCATTAAGGTACAGTCCAATAATAGCAGCAGAGCTACCGCCACCGTGTCGTTTAACATTAGCACTGAATGTTAATGTATACTTACTGTCAGACAGGAAAGTAATAGTACCTGCTGAGTGACTAGCCGTCATGCCTTCTTCGTCTACACGTACAGTGTCATACGCTGTGATAATAGTAGGAGTAGTGGTAAGCGCCATAGTAGCACCTGATGTAGCTAAGAACATACCTGTCGCATGCACCTCACTAATTCCACCTATGAACCTAGCTATTCTCTGTAGCTCGTTCTGTACATATACAGGCATACCATTGATATCCTGCGGAGGCGGCAGTGGTACGTATTCAAATCTCATTGCCGTCCCTCATAGCTATACTCAACGGTGTAACCTGTAAGCGACCACTGACTAACACTAGCTGACTCAAATCTAACTCCAATGTAACGACCACTCTGACGGAAGTTAACCTTGTAGTCTTGATCTATAACAAATGGCTGAGGCTGTGACCATGAAATACCTGAACCTTGTTGCTGCTCAGTGCCTACGTATACGTTGACTGTACCTTCTCCCACAATATGAGGAGTAATAGAATTAATATACTTGTGTCCTTGGTCATCACCGAAATCAATACCAATTCGTTCTGCATAAGAAGAGTAATCAGTACCATTAATAGTAAGACCTGTATTGCCTTTATAGAATAAAGAGTTATCATAGTTTACAAAGAATAGACTTTTTGTTGCTGGGTTAAATCTGTTTTCTCCCCAGCTAGTCGTATCAGTATTCCAACCTTGATCGTCAGTTTCCCATGTATAGCTATCATCAGGAGAGTCTGCAATAACACCAGTAGCTATGTAAGAGATGTTAACTAAGTCACGCTGTGACCAGTCATCTACTTCCCAGTTCCATACTAATGCCTTGTTAGCTCTACCATCCGTACTGTCTACTGTTGGAAAGTAAACCCAAATCTCTTTGTTAGGTACATCTGCAACACACTTAACTTTGTCTACATGTGCTGAGTTAACCTGAGTGTAGAAAGATCTAGCCATCTTGTTAGCAATCACAGACTTCTTAGAAGTACCATCATGCACATAGATGTCACTGACACCTACAACAAAGTGCTTACCATTAAACTCAGTAACACAGTCACGAGACAGAATACCTGTATCATCGCTAAATACTTTCCTAAACGAGAAGATGAAGTTACCACCTATGAACTGCATAGCCCACACTGCGTCACTTTTGTAAATAAAGAATGTATCGTTAAGCGCAAGCCCATCAATACAACGACCAGCTGTGTCAGGTAGGATGTTGTAGCCAGCCTGTACAGCAGGGTCCACTGGATCCCATGAAGCAGGTATACCACCTAGAGGAGCAGCGTCACTCCACTTAACCATTGAAGGAAACACAGTACCTGAGTTATCTTTAACGTCTAATGCTATTAAATAGTTCTTAAAAGGACGTATGACACCAGTAGTCCAGCTTGTAGGCCATGCTGTCAAGTCTTTCATCTTACCAACAGCAGTGTCATAGAACTGAGGTGCGTCTGTTCTATTGTTTAGAAGTAAAGCACCATTAAAAGTAGTACCTGTCCAACCATCGTCATAGTCACCAGTGTAGTCAACATCTGAACCAGCAGTCTGACGAGTTACGTTGGTGTTGACACTACCATTAGTCCTATACACTTTAGTTTCACTAGCGTAGAACCAATAAGGTAGGCTGTAGTCTGTCCACGGCACAGCAATCATAGGCTGTACAGCAGGAGCAGTGAATACTTGTGAGTATCCTAACGCCTTATTAGTTCTGTGGTTGCTAAAATCAATGTTGTTGCCTTGGCTCCATATCTCATTAGGGAGTTCATAGGGAGACAAATCAATGTTAATCCCTCGTGGTCGTGATACCTCTACCCTTTTATATGGCATGATTAAGCAGTCCTTGTCCACATGTAAACAACTTGATATGGCTGCATAATGTTGAATGCGTTACCACTACCTGTAGATGATGTAGTCAAAGATTGTGGTGAAGATTTAACACTAGAACCTGTAGTGTTAAGACTACCACTAGTTAGCGCCATTGCAGTGACGTTGTGGGTGTGAGCAGGCATCTCTGCTGTGGTCATTGAGTGAGTCTTAGAACCAGCAGTAGCACCCGCAGCAAAGTCACCGTCTGCTGAGTCATAACCAGCTAGTACTCTACCTTCTGAGAATGCTGTCCATGTAGTACCCGCAAACAGCTCAGTAGGGCTTGTAGCAACTGTTGACTGGTAAATACATCCAATAGGATATATAGCATCATAGATGCTAGTACGTGATACTGGTACAGTGTTTACTAGATTAAGCTGTGCTGTTGTAGATGTAACACCAGTAAGCTTATTAATCTCAGCGGCAGACGCTGTGATCTCAGTCAAGACATTAATCTGTGCTGCTGTTGTGTTTACTGCTGCTTCACCAAGACTAGGAAACTGAGTCTTTAATACAGTTTTAATTAAACGTAGGTGATCGTCTCCTTGTGACTTAGGATCAACAGCCAAAGGATTACTAGCGTTAAGCTGGTCGATATATGATGCTGTTTCAAGTCCCATTGTAACCTCTTATTTATTTACGATATTTAGCTGTTTTCTTAGCTATCTTTTTAGGCTGCTTAGATACCTGCTTACTTAGTAGCCACGCTTCTTACTCTTCTTATTCTTTGCTACTCTCTGCCCTCTCTTAGGTAGGGTCCGCTTCTTGTCTTTACATCCACATGCCTTCTTCATTGTCTTTACCTCTTAGACTTAGCGCCAGAACACTTCCAGCGTTTGCGTGAAAGGTTGTTAGGAGTGTTGGGATTGTTCTGCTTTTTCTTAGACAGACGTTTCTTAATCCCAAGGCTACGAGCGCAATAGCTATCGCCCTTAGATGTACCTGCTCTAACTCTAGGACCACCGCCTTTAGCTTTACCAGCTTGACCATAACTAACTTTCTTACCGCTAGCTGTGATCTTTACTTTTGCTTTACCTTTACGCGGAGTAGCCATTGTTATTATTTATCCTCATTTGTTTTATTAACTATGCTTTGTATAGTATCAGACTCATATATCCTAATACCTAGCCAAATAATAGTAAATACACTAGCAGTAGGTGGCAACCAAGCCGCTAAAGACATTATGCCTGTTGATGCCGCAAGCACATCCAGCGTATCTTTTGATTGTTCGTCAAGCATAATAAGTTCCTTTTATTTCTCTGACATTGCTTGTGTCGTTTGATAACGAAAAAAGATTCCACCCATTCCAAATAGAATACTGGCTAACATAATAGTCTCAGCAGATAGGTTAAGCTGTAGGACATATACTTGTAAAGCCGCTAAGGTTACACCAAATACTTGCCATCTGTTACTATTACTACGCCAGAATTGTTTTACTCTGTCCATGATAATTCCTTGCTACTTATGTAGTTAGTAGATAATAATCTTTTTAAAACTAGTGGTTTTTAGATGCCGCCGAAACGCAAGACAATGCTAGAACCAGAGCCAAACTCACCTGTCTTGCATCCTGCACGATAGTACATATTGGGT